GCCATCAAGCAGGGTTGGAAAGATGGCACGATTGCCAGCATCAAGGCTGCATCTGACAAAGATCGTCAGGCCATGAACAAGATGCTCAACATCTTTAAGATGGGCGAAAAGAGCGAAAAGTTCCGTGCAATTAACAGGCCAGCCGACATTCTTGGTGATACTGTTGATTCAAGAATCCAGTTTTTATCTAGTGCCAATAAACAAGCTGGTGCTGATATAAACAAAATTGCCAATGCTCAATTGCGTGGTCAAAGAGTTGATTTTGACCCAGCTGTGAATACATTTATTGATGATCTTGGCGCTTTGGGCGTGAAGGTTGAACTTGATGCAAACGGGGTCGCCAAGGCGAATTTGCAAGGTTCTGATATTCAGGGAGACAGACAGGCTCAACGTGTCTTAAACATGGTTTTAGAGCGTTTGAGCACTGTTAAAGCACCTGATGCTTATGGCGTTCATACCGCAAAGCGGTTTATTGATACTCAAGTTGATTTTGGCAAAAGAAGTCTTGCCAATCCATTGACTGCACAAGCTGAACGCACATTGAAGAATTTGCGTAGAAACTTGAATCAAACCCTTGGTGATAGTTTCCCTGAATACAAAGCAGCCAATGAAAAGTATTCAGACACCATTACTGCGCTTGATGACTTGCAAAAAGCGGCTGGCACAAACATTGATTTTGATTCAGCAAACGCAAATAAGCAACTTGGCACAGCGATGCGTAAGCTGACAAGTAACTACGGCACACGGGCAAATCTGATTGATGCGCTTGACCAAGCCAATAGTACTTCGACAAAATACGGCTTAAAGTTGGATGATGACATCGTGAATCAGCTCATTTTTGTCAATGAACTTGATCGTATGTTTGGTGCAGCCGCCCAGACCTCATTAAAGGGTCAGGTTGCTGAAGCCATGCAAACTGGTGTTGATATCGCAAGAGGTGGCGCGGCAAGACGAGCATTAGAATTGTTGGCTGAAAAAGCTGAAGAATTGCGTGGCATTAACAAAGAAAATGCTGTCAAAGCAATGGAAGAATTGCTCAAGCGTAAAGCTGGTCAACCGTAAACAGGAGAATAAATAAATGTCCACGATTGAAGTTCAACCACCATATCCAGCGTTTGCGGATGCTGGTGGACAGCCGCTTGAGGATGGTTACATCTGGGTTGGCACAGTCAACCTGAACCCAATTACAAACCCGATTGTTGTTTATTGGGATTCAGCAAAAACGATAACTGCTGTCCAGCCAATACGCACAAGTGGGGGTTATCCTGTCTACCAAGGCACACCATCACGCTTTTACACAGCAAGCGATTACTCCATTCAAGTGCAGAATAAAAACGGCACTGTAGTTTATACATCGCTGAATGACAATGCTTTTGGTGGTGGCGCAGTAGCATCAAACGCCACAGGCACAGGGTCACAAACTATTTTCCCTGTGTCCTCTATCCCATCGGCAATTTATATCAATGGCGTGTATCAGAATCAAAACACTTACACATTTGCAAATGGTAATGTTACGTTCACACAAGCTCCACCATTCACCTCTATCATTGAATTCGTATTCTGAGGAATAAACCATGTTAAAAACAATTTCATCTATCACGAACGCACTTGGTGCTTTGAACTACAAAGGCACATGGAATGCCTCAAGCAATACTCCAACCTTGGCTGATGGCACTGGTGCAAAGGGTGACTACTATGTGGTCAGCACCGCAGGAACGCAGACTTTTGGTGGTGTTCAATTATTCTTTGGTACAGGTGATTGGATTGCATATAACGGTGCAGTATGGCAACGAGTTGAGGGCGGTTCTGATGGCAACTTTGCCAATGTGACCCTGACTTCAACCGATGCTGGTGCTGCAGCCGCACCATTACTTGATCTATTTCGAGATTCAGCAACACCAGCGGCATCTGACACGTTAGGCGAAATTGAGTTCAATGGTGAAGACTCAGCAGGCAACAAACAAGCCTACGGTGTAATTCACGCATCTATTCTTAGCCCAACATCCACTGCTGAACAAGGCCAACTTCACTTTGAGACTGCAACTGCTGGTGCATTGACAGAAAAGATGATTATCGGCACAAGCAATCTTGTGATTAACGAGATAGGTGCAGTGTTTAATGTGCGAATTGAAGGTGATACAGATGCAAACCTGTTCTTCACCGATGCAACAAATAGCCGTATAGGTGTTGGCACAATTACCCCTGCTGAAAAATTAGATGTTGTAGGTAAGATTCAAGTATCCGATAACGTAGTCATTGCCACATCTGGCAAAGGCATCGACTTTTCTGCCACCGCTGGCACAGGCACAAGCGAGTTGTTAGCTGACTATGAAGAAGGTACTTTTACCCCCGCATATCAAACATCTAACAGCGACATTACGTATTCGGCTGGAACAAACGTAAACGGTAAATACACCAAAGTTGGCAATACTGTATTTTTCTCTTTGATGATTCGCGGAAACATTACTGGCGGCACTGGAAATTTAAGAGTTACAGGGTTGCCATTTACTGCCGTGACAGTAAACAGTGCGGGTTGCCCTTGCGCTATTTCTTCAAACTTTGAATGGACTAGCAGCCCTGGAACAAACCCGACTGTAGCTGGAACTCTTATTGTTCTTGGATCAATTGGCGCAACTAATTTTGCTGCAACAGCAATAGGTGCGTCTAAATCAGGCTCTGGAAGTTACAACGAAGTCACGTTATCTGGTACTTATCAGACTTCATAAGGAATTTAAATGTCTCTCACTAAAGTTTCTTATTCGATGATTGAGGGCGCAGTAGTCAACGTGCTTGACTATGGTGCTGACAATACTGGAACTAACGACAGCGCAACAGCTATTCGATTAGCTTTGGATTATGCTGGCTCTTTGACCAGAGGCGCAACTGTGTTGTTTCCTGAAGGAACATTCAAAGTTTTGTCCACAGTATTTATTCCAACTACAACAGGCATTGTTTTGCGTGGTGAAAACGCCATTCTTGAAGGGCAAGGCGCGGGTGTTGGGACAATTTTTGAAACTGGTGCACAGGCTTTTTCAACAGGCGGCACATCAAACTTTACGTTCAACGAAACTTACCCACACTACGACCAAATCATTGAAGGTCTGACTTTCAAAAATTGCTACTACGCAATTCGTGGCTGGAATTTGTTGCAAGGGTCTTTGATTCAGAACAACTCAACATCGAGTGGTGTTACCACATTGATGTATTTGCAACGCTGCTTTTATTGCGGTGTTTTAAACAATGCCGCCATTGATTGCTATAACATATCTGGTACAGGAATCACGGAAGCCTCTTATGTGTTTGCTGGCGCAAACAATGTAATGAACATTCAGGGCAACAGTTCTACACGCATCACAGCGTTAAAACGTGGCAGTGGGTTTTTCTTTACAGGCGGCACTGATGGTTTGATGTTTGCCAACAACTCGGCTGAAAGCGGCCAGCGTGGTCTGTTGTTACGCAGTGAATTTAATGGCGTAATAATCCAAGGTTGCTACATGGAAGGCAACGACAGGGACATTCAGATTGATGACGGCAACCCAAAAAATGATCTAACAATTCAAAATTGCTGGATGACATCTAGCGATGTTCTTTTGTCGGAAACTTGGATTTCTGGTGAATTTAAAAACAATCGTTTGGAAAGCGCAGGATCAATTACTGCAAGCAACAGCCTTAATTCATTTACGATTGTTGTTGCTGATGGTGCAACGGATGAGGTGTCTGCTTACACAGGCCCAACTGTTCCCGCAAATTACAGTTTGGCAAATTCTGTAAAAGTCAGAACAAACCAAACAACATACTTAAATTCAACAGGCCCAAGTGCTGCACGAAGTGCAATGGCTGCGACTTTTGCTGGTAGCCGAATGATTGCCTCACGCAATTATGTTGGTGCTTCTGCTTTGTATTATTCGCAATCAAATGGTGGCGTGCCGTTTTGTAGCGTTGACACAACCACAGTTAACACTGAAGCTGCGATTACCACAAAAATTGAATACGAAGCAGAAGATTCTGGCATTCGTTTTGACTTTGTAATTTCTGATAGTGTTTCAACATATCGTATCTCAGGTTGGATTTCTGGTCTGACTGTATTTAGGAATGATGCAACCGCCAAAACCGTCACAGTGTCAAACGCAAGTGGGTATATTAAATTGACAATCGGTGCATTTAGCGCCTCGTCAGGCATTGTTGTCCGTGGCGGCGTTCGTATTGTTTAAGGAAGAATCATGGAAGAAGTTAAACCTACGCCAGAGCAAATTGCAAAACTTGAACTTGATGCTTTGAAGCACGAGCGCAATCGTTTACTCAGTTTGTGTGATTGGACTCAATTAGCCGATGTAGTTTTGTCTGACGAAGCTAAACAAGCATGGGGTCAATATCGTCAACAATTGCGTGATTTGCCTACTTTGTACAGCAGAGCATCTGAAGCAGTTTGGCCTAAAGCGCCAGAATAACCGTACCAGTTCGGACAACTGGAAACCTTAATGCTTGACTGGATGGTCAAGCTGGAAACAAGGAAATGATATGTTAGAAAAAATTGTATCTGTCGATTTGATCGAAGTTGTTGAAAACGGGTGCATTCAAGTTCGCACCAAGACCGCCATTATGGAAGATGGCAAACAAATTAGTGGTCAGTTCCACCGCCACGTAGTCGTGCCTGGTGCTGACATAAGCGCTGAAGATGCCAAAGTGCAAGC